TTCTCTACGTTCTCAGATTGCTCTAAACCTTTTAAGACCTCAATTGCTGATACTTGTGAGGCGATGTAGTCTTCGTATGTTTCTGGAGCTTCCTCAGTTGTTTCTGTATCGAACCCCAATGCCCGAGCTAAAATCTCTGCTTGCTCGTAATATAAATTATAGAAGCGAACCAAGAAGTCTTCTATGCTTAATGTAATACGGACTTTTGAAGCTTTCTCGACGTGCTCGTCAGTGTACTTGGCTGATTTGATCAATAATGAAGTGAAACCGTTGGCTGCTCCACCGTTTGCTTTTCCGACAAGCGCCACTGCGGCATTCTTGCCACTGAAGTCAATATCAGTAAGTTTTTTTGTTGCTTTAATTTTTGTCATGTGTTCCTTAATCTGTGAGTTGTTCTACTGTCCCCATAGCTTGAATAGATAACCCATTGAACTCGCCAGAAAGGATACCTTGCCAGATAAATTCGTACTCAGGTTCTTCACTTACTTGGATTGTTGCTAACCACGTTCCTTTCTTAATGAAAGTTTCATTGATAATCATGTCAGCAGGTGTTATATATGACTCTACGAAGGTGAATGCTGTGGTTTCAACAGCATGAAAAAGATTAGCTTTTTTGCACTGGTTATTAAAACTCCTACAAGCTTTTTCTACAGTCTGTGCGTCATAGTAATCTCCATGCAAGTCACTCGTCATGCCTGAATCATCTTGAGGCTCCAGTACAACAAAGGTTGCCATCCGTTGCATCTCATCGACTGACTTCAGAACTCCGATGCTTCCAATAGAGTCGTTTTCAGTTTCTTCTGTTTCAGCCGTAGTAACATCTCTTTTATAAGAGTCAAGCATTCCTTGTTCTTTTAAGACTAACCTTGACCAAGCAAGTCCCGCCTTACCACCATGAGCATAATATTTAATCACGTCATCAGTACAACCACCATCCCACAAACGAGTATCAGGTTTAATTGATTTCTCTAATTTAGACAGTGTGTGATAGATATTACTCACAGCTTTAATGTCAAAGCCGTTGACTAAGTAGGACTTAGTAATATCAACTTGCTGTTTGCGGTGCTGACCAGCAAAAGAGTTTCGCTCATATTTCTTACTAAGAGCAATACCTCTTTGGATGTTATCTAGTACAGCATCCGTGGGTTTAAATTTATTATTCATTATTTTCCTGTACTTATATTCAATTATAACATATTGTTACATAAAAATCAAGGGAAAAGTAAGTATTATTAAAATAATTCTGGACTTTATCACTATTTTATGTTATATCAGATATTTATATTCAATTACTACCTAGATAGTGCCACAATATCAGCAGCAGTGGCTCTTGATGAAATCTTTTTATCTATTCTTGCTAGTTCAACAGCTAGAGCGTCACGTACTGCTTGTGCTACAACTGCAGGGTCTGCTGCACCACCAGTAGAGATACCTTGAGCTTGGACAGGAACAACAGACTTCACCAAAACATTGAATACACCAAGTGTTGGTACAATGGGATCACCACCTCCATCCACAAACAGGTTACCCGTAAGAACCAGTGTCTGATTAGCTTCCATTGGACGAACACGCCAGCCATTTATTAAAAAGTAATAAGGAGGTATTGACAACCCTCCTCCTAAAGTGTCACCACCTACAGTAGAAAAAGCAGGTAAATATTTACTATTGTCCCCGATAGCTAACCAATCAACCCAAGCTGAGTATATGCTTTGAACTGTGACATTGTTGCTATCCAGTACAAATCTTTTTGTAGCGGGGTCGATTGTTAATGCCATTAATTTACTCCGTTATGCGTAGGCTCGGTCAGTCTCGGCCACTGCTGCAATTTTAATTCCTTTTGAGGCAGTTAAACCGCCACTAGGGGATGTTGCCACAACAACAGGTTTAGCAGAACCAGACTTACCTGCTACTAGGGTAACAGCAGTGTCTGTACTTCCTGTGCGTAATCCGCCTGCTGTGTCATTGGTGTAGTCATAATTGAAAGGTATAGACGCTGCACCAACTGTCCCCGCAATATCCACTCCTGCTTTGTTTTTAACAATAACAGCGTTGGTAGTACCCCAGTCGTTCGTAGAAGATAAATCGGAATAATACAATACGTACCAGCCACCTACTAAATTAGCAGAGAAATCTAGTGTACCTGCAGAAGCAAAGGGGTACTCACGTTGAACTGCGGAATTATCGAAGAACTGAATTGTATTAATATCTGCATCTGCTAGACCTTCAACAATTACACCTGTGCCACCTCCAGCGGGGTTTGTTGGGGCATAAAATCCACAAACAAGTTTAGCTGTCCAGTTCATCAGCAACGAAGCTGTTTTACCGATTACGGAAGTACCACCGTTGACATTATTAATTGTAGTAGCTTGACGTAACTTGGCTTGTACGAATGTGTAAACTTGCTTCAGTGTTGCTGTAACAGGTGTAGCAGGTGAAAGCGTAAAACTTGCTCCAGAGGCAGCACCTAATAAGTTAGTTGTTAAAGTTACCACTGTACTTGTAGGAGAGCCACTAATCGTATATAGACCTTTCGCAGCACCGTTGTGAATGCGTAGTGTACCACCTGTGAAATTTGCACCTGTGATACCTCCTACTGTGGAAGTAAATACAGGTGCACCAGAAGTGCCAGAACCATCAATACCTGAGTGAGTGCCTACATCCACGACAATACCAAAACTACGAGGCGTACCCACAAGGTCAACGTCCTTCTGGAAAGCACCAGAGAAATAGTTGATACGCATCTTATTATAGGGTGTAATAGGTGTTGTAATAACGTCCGTATCGGTGTTAACAATGTCTAAGTCGTCAGAGTTAGATAGCAACAAATTAACAAGATATGCACCAGTACCTGTCTTACCTGTATCCGCTAAAACAGAGTCAGTGTACTTCTTAGCGTAAATACGGCAATAACCCTTCATGTAAGTGTTATTAGTGAAGTTACCGTTTGCAGCGTCACCATAAACTTGCACACCTAAGTTAGCAGCATCTGTGTAAGTAAAGTCAATCGCAGCACCTGCCGCTACTTTTTGATAATAAAGTTGTGCAGCGGTTGAAACAGAACCTAGGGACACTACACCTGCAAAGGTGCTTGAAATCGATCCCGCTGCCGCCGTACCGTCAGCACCTGCACCTGTGGGGGTGTACTCATTCCAACCACCATCACGCAGATACAGACGTGTACCTGTAGCCAAAGTTCCACCAAATACCCAGTTGTTGTATCTAGTACCATCAAAACCTATATTAAACTGACCTGACAGAGCGTCAATTGTATAGAACGGAAAAGGGTGTTCATTATATGCAGAGGATTCCCAAAGTTGAATTAACTTAGAATAAAGTGCTTGCCAAGATACACCATCTTTTGCTACAAGGTTACCTGCAACATTTAATGTAATAGTCCTAGTACCTACATCTACTGTTAGCTCTGTACCTATATTTAGTTGAGCGCGGTTTGTGATTTTTGCCATTTTATTTTACCTGTATAGTGTCGATGATATAAGAACTAGATGCAAAACGGATACCGTCCGTCAAGGGAATTGTTTTATCAAAGTCAATGGTTACACCATCTCCAAAGACAATCTGATTTGTTAAGAAAACAAACTCATATCCGATATTTTTACCATCAGTAGAGTCCGTTATACGGAGTGTAATTTTAGGAGGTGATTTCATACATAATTCCTGTCTATAACTTGAGCGATAGGTAGTGAAGCATCGGCACTACTGAGAAGGTAGTCATAGACTTGATAAGGGATATAACCAGCTTTTATCACTTTTATATCCACATAAGTACTCGGAGTGAAAGTATAAACATAGCCGTAAGAGTCTGTCAGGTTCTGGTCTACGTTAACCAATGCTGTGTTTGTATCACTTGTCTTTATCACAATATCTGACCCTGATACTAACCCAGTCAAGGTGAAAGTATTAGTCTCTAATGGATACTGATAACCCTGAGTTGTTGTAGTTGAGCTGGTGAGTAAATAGAATGAGGTTATAGCTGTAGTGTTTGCAACTGTAGTTGTAATCTTGATTCTCAGCTTAAACCCCAGTAATGCATTAATACCTGTTAAAGCATTTAAAGCAGTTGCAAGAGTTGTAGTCGTAGAACCAGAAGTTAATGTACTCCAACCAGCACCGTCATTCTTATCTATCTGAAAACCATACGTGTAGTTAGTAGATGTACCCCCTGCCATAATAGCAGGTGAGTTCTGAAACCCAGTATGACCAATTAGGTAATAAGGTATCTCAAAGAGGGCTGTCATACCTATTGTTGGCATGTACAAACCACCTGTTGAAGTAAACGCTGCACCGTTTGTCAAAGTAATCTGAGACGAGGTTAATGATGTTGCCTCATTCATCATTAAACCAATACGTCCTGCTGTTGTGCTTGTGTAGCAGTCGTACCAATGTGTACCGTAAATAGCAGTTTGTGCTGTAACAGCTATCGTACCGCCTCTACCTTTTCTAGTGTAGTTTAAAACAGCGGCAACAACAGCTGCATTAGCATAGTCCCCAAAAACACTCTCTTCCACCACTCGTGTACTGGAGTTGTCTCCTGTCATAACACCTATTCTAGTGTTCGAGCAGTAAACCCTTTGTACTTTAACATCAGAGGCAGCAGCACCAGCGGCAAGGGTGTATATCAAACCTGTTGCATTTGCAGAACCTAGACTCAACGGCACAAGGCTTGTGCCGATGTTTCTTAATTTAATACCTGTACACCCTGCAGCAGCAATACTTAGGATAGCTGTGTAAGGGTGAGCATTTGTCAACCCTCCAAAAGTTAAACCATCTAATTTAATATTTACGCAGTTTGAAGACAAAGCCCAAGCACTTAAAGGATTGGTTGCTGTAGTTGCTATAAGTTGGTCATAGTAAACGCGGTTTGTGTACGTTACATTAGTACAGGTCACAAGGTTAATCTGCCCCATAGTCACTTCATTTGTGAACGTACAATCTGCAACCCTAGTATCAGTTGCCATCATTGTATTCGCAGCAGCACGAAGAACCCTAGACCTCCAACGATTCCCAGTGAACACAAAATCTGAAATATCTGTAAGTGTCCGTACAGCCAGAGCTGTAGCCTGAGTTGCACGAGTAAAATTACAATTACTAATTGTTCCACCTGCAAAGCACAAGGACATGGATAAAGCAATTTGAGCCTGTGCTGCGGATTGTCCCACAGCAACATTATCCCAAATGCAAGGTTGAGCAATCTCAGAAACAAGTAGTTGCTCTGCGATGCCTGTGTAGCTAAGATTTACAGAAAATGCTTGGTTAAAACTTGGATACCAGTTACAGTTAGCTTTGTTGATGTTTACAACGCCACCGCCAGTACAGGTAAAATCGTACCTTGTTGCTAAGGTAGCGTTTGGTAAGACATTTGCAGTCCTTGCTGCCGTGGTGCAATTGTTTAAAAGGATATTTGGTAAGCGGATTTTTAACCCTGCTGGTGGGAGATAACCTACAGTGTTTGTTCCGTCTGAGCCGAATCGTAGCACCCCTGCTGTAGTTGTCCAGCAGAACTTACCACGTACTGCGTCTGTTGGTGTAGAACTTGCTGCAACCAAAGAGCCAGAGTTCGGATAAGATTCATATACACCTGTACCTACACCTGTCTCCACCCATAATGATGGGTAGTATTGAATAGCACCATTGGTGGGAAGCTGGTAAGTCGTAGCAGAGGAGCCTGATGTTGTGCCAACCTCAAACCACTCCCCTGTGATGTTCACTGAACCTAATCGATTTGCTACAATCGTCCCAGCTTCATCTCCCACCACCTCAATAAACCCTACAATGCTTGCACCTGAGATTGTGAATGTATAACCTGCCTGAGTAAATGTACCACTGGTAGGAAAAGATATACCGTTCCAAGCGGTTACTTTAATCCAACCTGATGCCACTCCTGTTAACACTGGAGCAGTTGTTAATGAGGAATATAACCCAATGACTGCCCCAGTACCTGAGCCGCAAGTAATTGTCGTACCT